CATCTACTGCGACGCGTTTCGCCTTCAAAAGGCCTGAGGACAGTCAGCTTGCCAAAGCGCTGGCCTTCCAGGTTTAATCTGGGCATCATCCTGGGCTTTCAGGGTGGTCACGGGCCGGAGTGTTGACGCACTGCCGACCCACCCAACCTATTCACTGCCCTGCTGGCGGTTGCTGGTGGTCAGGCGGCACCCAGTCCGGCAGGCGATCACCAAGCGCACGATCAGCGCGGCGATACGCTTCCCGGCCAATGAACATGGCGGCAGGTTCAAGGAATGCCTTCACCACGATCAACCTGAGGCCTGATGCCAACAGGCTGCCGACCACAATGTCGCCGACGATCCGTACATCGTCCCCGCCCCAGGATGCAGTCATGATTCGCGCTTGGTGAAACGACCGTGTTCATCACGGGCCGGCTGACGCAGCTCTGGGTTGTAGGTGGCGTAACCCTTCTCAAAGCCAGCGCGGGCTGATGCACCGAGGCCCATGATCGCCAGCGCACCATTCCAGCGTTCTGCAGACCAGCCGCCGGAGCCGGCATAGAGCAGGCCGATCAGGACCGGAAGGATCAGGCCAACGTCCAGCTGGCCCTTGATGTATCTCATGGCTCTGGTGATCGAAGGACACGGCGACGATCCACCACGCCGGCTTCCAGTGCCGTGACGCGCGAGTCGATACTGATCACCTGGTGCTCCACCCGCTGGATCCTGGTGCTCTGATCGTGAACATCGAGCAGGTAACCAGCGACGCGATTGTCGAGTGCCTCCAGCTTGGAGGTCAGCACGAGGACAGCATCACGCGTCTCACCGGCCTTGCGGGCAGCAGCGAGTGCAGCGGCGGAGCCGGTTGAGATCAGCGCAGCTGCAACCGCTGCAGCGACAGCTTCAACCATGATGCGGCGATCGTCACCCTGCAGTCTGCAGAGGTCGCTAGATCACGCTGACCAGACTGACGGTGATATCGACGTAGCCGCCGATCTTCTGCACCTCCTCCGGCGCGGCAGCGTATTTCCAGCGGGTCGTGGTTGGGACTAGATCCGTAGCGGAGGTGTGACCGGCCCAGGCTTCGGCCGAGAGGAGGAAGGAGTTGTAGCCGCCTTGGCGGAGACGGTAGTGCTCGCGGATAAGCTCGGCTTCTGATTGCGTCAGGTTGGAGTATTGCAGCTCAAGGGTGTGGCCGCTGCTAACGCTGCCGTGGATGAAGCGGATGCTGCCACCACCGAAGCCGGTTTCAGTGGTGACGGGGAAGATGCCCATGCTGTAGCGACGCGCGACTGGCGCCAGTGATGGGAAGTTATACCCAGCGGCGATATCTCCGCCGGAAGCCAAAGCGATAACGAAGGCGCAGCTAGTACATGAGGACGTTTTAGTGATCGCAGTCGTGCCTGAGCCGCCGGCTACAGCAAGACCGCCATGATATAGGCCAATACCGCCCCCATTGCCGTTTGTTGTTCCGCTTGAGTCAAGCCTTGTCAGTCCGGCAAGGGACGCGTTGACAGCATCGCTGAAGACCGTGAAGGTTGATGATCGCGGATGAGATAAGGCGATGACAACCAACGCGTCTGCCGATGTTGTCGTCACCGCAGGCGCCGTGATACTGCTACTTGCGGTGGGTTGGGTTGTTGTTTGTATAGCCTGCCATGGGTCACCTGTTGCAACGCAGTTGCGATAGACCAGCATCCTGGCGAACTGGTGATCGCCGCTATCGCCAACAACTGCATTAGGCTGCGCGCTGCTGGTTGCCCTGGTCCACCATGCGTAGAACCTACTGCCGGATGAGGTCGCAACATCAGCCAGGGGCGATCCGGTGACGCTTGACCATCCTGATGGCGGCGATAATGTCGCACCATCGCCGCTGGTTTCAACAAACAGTAGTCCAATATCTCCGGCCTGATGACCTGAGGGCCAAGCGACAGAAATAGAGTAGATGCTACCTGCCGGCGATGTGACGCCAACCAGATATGGGTAAGTCATTAATTCTGCAGCGTGATAGTGCTGGCACCGATGCTGAAGGTGCCGCCACTGGAGGTCACATCACCGCCGAAGTCGATATAGGCCACCAGTTCATCCGCCGAAGATGCGCCGCCGCGGCTCTTGTAGATCACAGCGCCGGCTGCGGTGATGGTGCTACTGCCCCAGCTAACAGCAGCAAAGCCCAGCGTTACCTTGTCGTTGGCTGTGTCCTTTGTGACGGTGCAAGCTGATGTGGCGCCACCAGCCGTGTAACCATCGCCGGTGACTTCGTTGGTCACATCATCCAGCTTGTCGTGGGCATCCTTGTCAGCGGTGTAGCTGGAGGTGACCAGCATGATCTTGAAAGTATCGGCGCCAAAGTCGATATTGTTGTTTGCCAGGTCTTCTAAGCAGCTGTTGTAGATCACGGAAGCCATGGTGATGATCCACAAAGGGGCTAGCCGTCAAGCTATGCACCAGAAGCGGCACCAGCGTTCAGTGTCACCGTCACGGACTGCGTAATGCCATTGCTAGCAGCAACGGCACCAGGGCTGATAGTGACGCTCACAGTGGCATCAAGACCAGAGAGGCCTGCACCTTCCGGCGGCACGCTCTCCAGCGTCAGCTCGACATTGTGGCCGCCGCAGGGGAGATCCTCAACGGATGGCGCTTCGGCGTACCTCCAGCTGTAGCCGGTCAGCGTGTAGTCCGTGGCATCAGCTGTGCCGCCGAAGATCGCCGATGGCAGGCTGAAGCTGGTGTAGGTTCCCAGCTCGCCTTGGTAATGGCTGAGGATGCTGAGCATCTGCGCTTCGGTGATGCCAACAAACGCCAGCCGTAGCGTAGAGCTGAGCATGGCGTTGCTCTGCCGCACGCGGTTTTCCACGCCGCTCCAGGCAGAGTAAACCGAGTGCGGATATTCGCCTGGCGTCCAGGTGCGGGACGATGGGGTGAGGGTTGGGAAGGCTGCCATTTGCTATGTCGGCTGTCGATACCACTCGACTTCGCTATTAACCTCCACGATTCCCGCATAATTCCAAGTCGCATTAAAGATAGACAGCTCCACTGGCTCTGGGAATACGCCTGGGGAAGTTGCCTGGAACATTATCCCGCACTTATCGTTTGTCCAGCCTGAACATGCGATTCCGTCGTACTCTCTCCAGCGATACACTGAACGCACTCTCTTGCCTGAATAAGTAAGAGAGAACTCTGTGATCTCAACCGCTGCGCCTGGCTTGCAGTCGTTATCGACGTTTGCTGTAATCCCGGTGCCGGCATGTCGAATCACCACATCAACGCTGCTTTCCTCTGGGATGGTATGTGGCAAGCCGCTAGATGGAGCGATCGGCCAGATGCCAGGGCCTGATTCATTAGGGTCGATCGGGGTTGTTGGCCAGCCAGGTGGCCAGTCTGGATCGCCAGGCCGTGGATAATCTTCCGGCCAGCTGTCATACGGGCTATCAGGCTGGCGATCCTTATCATCATCTGGATTCTCGCTGTCATCATCTGGGCCGCTGCCACCGCCACCACCGCCTGCGCCGGTGCCACCGTCTAGCACCTCTTCACCACCGGCATTGATGCTTACCGATGACCCAAGTTCACCGGCGGGATCATTGGCGTCACCAGGCTCAATGTACGCCTCATCAGGCACCGTTTCATCGGTGCTGCTGTTGGTGTCGCAGCTATCACCGGTGCGATAGTTCGTTAGCAGGATGCCACTACCGGTTGCAGCTGCCACATCCAAGGCAATCAGACTTTGACCTGCAGCATTGATCGGGAAATGGCTGCATTCATACGACACATCACCGGCCAGCGTCTTGGTGATGCGTTCAATCTGGTAGAGGTAATCGTGAAACGATGTGCCAGCAATGCTGGCCTTTCTGGCGAGCTTGACGCGCACGATATCGCCAACCGTCAAGCTACGGTTATGCGCCTGCGGGCGGGCCGAGAATCGGATCATATGCGTCACGTGCACACGCTTCGCCAGCATGTACGCGCCGACCTTGACCGCATGGCTTTCCTTGGTGCAGAACGCGCTGAGGTCATGCGCCTCGTATGGTCCCGTTATTGCGGTGCCCTTGTAACGCACCTCAGCTGTGCGCACGATGCCCACATCATCGGATAGCTGCTGCCGCCACGTGATCTGCGCCACGAACGGCAATCGATCCGCCAGGCTGGTGTACTCAATCTCCAGCGTGTCCGGCAGGATCGTATCCTCCGTGAAAATGTACTCCCAGTCGATCACGCCGGTATTGATCGCACCGGCCGTAGTCGGCAGCAACGGCCTGAGGCCTTTCTTGCCGTTCTGATTGCTTTCGCCAAGCAGGAAATACGGCGACCATTCAGAGATCAGATCAGCGTAGTTCCGGCTTTCCGTCAGCCAAACGTTGCAGGTGAAGCCATTCACCTCAAGGAAGGTGGCGGCACTGGTGAGTGCTGCCGAATCGATCAAGCTGCTCGGCACCCGCCGGCTATTGGACAGCATCCAATACACCAAGTCGGCGAAGTTATCGCTAGGCCCGGTAGTGCTGTCATACAGCCTGGTGACGTGCATCCCGCCGCGGATGAACAGATGCACCTGCCGATCCCATCGATCGGAACCATCCGGCACCGTGACGGCAAAGCTCAGGGTGCTCATCCCCGGATACGTTCCTACCGATCCGCAGTGGTAAGGGCACTCTGGCTTGTCGTAGCCATCGCGTTGCACGACATAATTGCCAGGCGCCCACTGCCCAGCGCGACGGCTGTAGGTCTGGGTGTGGTAGCCAACTCGACAGCTGCGCTGAAATACATCCCGCACCTGAATATCATCGATCACGCCTTCGCTGATGACGAGGTGATAGAACGCTGTGACCTGATTGTTCACGTCGTTCTGGAATCGCGCCTCGGTAGCACCAGGGCTGACGAACACACCACCAGCACCATTCCGCCATCGGCCAAAGACGATCGGCACCGGCTCGCCGATCTTCACGGCACGCTGTGATGTATCAAGGCTGCTGCTCGCAACCGCACCGGCTTCCCGTGATGGTGTGCCAACCCTGCCGCTTTGAATCGCAACCAGCGCCAGCGGATCTGCAGCCTTGATCCAGCTCATAGCCTGCACCCCTTGCCCATGATCCGGGTCGTGAACTTCCGCGGTGGGATCTGCGCACCGATTGGACTCAAGGCACTGCCAAGCTGAATGCTCATGCTGGTGAGCCCGCCGCTACCGCCGACCACCTGGCCGGTGAAGCTGCCCACTAGCTCCTGATCAGCTTGCGGTGTGTCGTTGCCGTAGATCGTGTCGAACTGATAGATCGACAGCTCCACCAGCCGGCCGCGTTGAATCGCTGCCTCAAATGCCTGCATCACCACGCTGGTGGCCGGTGCCGTCACGCTGATATCAGTCTCATCACCACTGATGCCAGCAGTGAAACCCTCAGCGATGAAGGGGATGTACTGCCAGCTCTGGCTATCCCAGCTCACGGTGGTGTTGCCGTAGTAGCTCTGCCAGCGGCTATACACCACACCAGCGGTGTCGTAGATCCGAAGGTACTGCGACTGCGCACGTGCCATCAGCCAAGCCCCAGTGCCGTACGAGCCGCGGGTGTGCGCAGTCTGCCGATCACGCCTTCAGCGGTCATCCGCATCGCACGCTCCAGATCACGCACGGTCACGTACTGTTGGCCGTCCTGCTGCAGTACCGGCCCGGTGGTGACGTTGATTTGCGGGCTGCCGATGTTGATCCCGCCACCACCACCTGGCACCACTGCAGCACCGCGGGCACCGGTGAGGTATCGCGCCGATGCTGCGGCCATCTTGGATTCAGGGATCACATACTCCCGCTCCCCGCCTTCACCAACCATCGCCAGCGTCGGATGGTCGATCACACCACCAGCTGCTAACGCCGGCACGGTGACCATCGGGATGATCGGGATATCTGGTCCAGGCAGGGCATTGAAGCCGCTGATCACCCTGTTCACCAGGCCGGTGACGGTATTGATCGCGTTGGCGATGTACTGCAGCATCCCGCGGAATGCGTTCTTGATGCCATCGATCATCCCGGTCCAGATGCCCTGCACAAACTTCACCACGTTTTCCATGGCCTTCGGCAGGAAGCTCGTTACAGCGTTCCACGCATCGCCGATTGGTGTTGTCACGTATTGAGTGAACCAGCCTGCAATCTGCCCCCAGATGCTTTGCAGCCAAGACCACGCGGCAGTGACCGGCATACGCAGCAGGTTGTTCCAGAGGTTGATCCACGGTTGCACCCAGAGCTGCCAGGCGATGGCATAGAGCGCATCAAACGCCCACTTGTAAATGCCCATCGCCCACTGGAAGTAGGCAACGATCGCACCCTTCAGGCCTTCCCACAGCCCGATCCAGAACTCACGGATCGGCTTGCCCCATTCCCATAGCCAGCTGATGAAGTTCATCAGCGGCTCACGGAACGCGATCGCCATTGCCACCACCGCAGCAATCGCCAATACGGTCCAGCCGACCGGACCGGAGAAGAACGCCAGCAGGCCGGGCAGGATCGTGCCCGTCAGGAACGCCAGGAAGCCGCTAAATGCAGCGCTGATGGCCGCGATCGTCGGCCCAATGATTCCAGCCCATCCGGCAATCGTTGGGCCAATGCCGGCCAGCAGTGGACCAAGAATCATGAGCGCTTGCCCAATGCCTGTAACAACAGAAGCGATAGGACCAGCAGCTATTGCTAAGCCACCAATCAATACGATGGCTGTTTGGATGGGCTCAGGCAGGCTTGCCAGAACTTTAATAAGACCTGTCAGGCCTTGAACAAATGGAGTCAGAATCGGCAAAAGATTCTCGCCAATCTCAGTCCGCAGATCCTTGGTTGCCTTCTCAAACTCCTGCATAGGAGTGGGCGGCGGTGGCACAATCTTGTTTAACTCTGCAGCCGCTCGTATCATCACCTCGGTAGTGATTTTTCCCTCACTACCTAGCTTCTTGATTTCAGAAGCCGAGACGCCCATAACCTTTGCGACTGCTTGGCCAACCGCTGGCATACGCTCCATGATCGAACGCAATTCATCGCCTTGTAGCTTTCCAGATCCGAGTGCCTGGCTGAGCTGCAAGAGGACTTCACTGGTGTCATAGGTTGACAGTCCCACCTGCTTGGCCGCCTTGTTGACACCAAAGAAGACGGTCTCAACGTCCTTCAGGGATACGCCCATGGGGCGAAGGCGTCCATACAGATCTGTGACTGCGTTCTTTGCCTCAACGTTCCCCAGGGCAAACTGACTCGCAGCACGCGCGGCCACATCAGCGACTCCGCTAACTTCCCCGAAACCGCCAGCCAACGCCTTAATTCGCGTATCGGCTGCTTGAGCTTCTATCCCAGCGGTTAGGAGTTCGCGGCCAACGGCTGCCAATCCGATTGTGGCGGCAACATCGGCAACGCCACGCAAAGCGCCGCGCATGTTGCCAAGTGGTGAGATGGTCCTTCCGGCCTTTTCTCCAATGCCGGCCAAGCTGGCGCCCAGCTTTTCTAGAGCTGTGCCACCCGTAACCTGCGCAGCGATCTTCAGGACTGCCTCTAGGTTCATCGCCATCTCAACGCCTCCTGCCGCGTGACGGCTTACTGCTGGCCTTCATTGCCTTCATCGCGGCATCGTTGATCAGCTCCTTAGCCCGGCTCTCCATCACCTGGAGATCCTCCATCACCTGCTGCCGCTTCTCTACAGCGTATAGATCGAACATCTGCAGCACGACGCCATAGTCCAACCCCATCACGCCGCTGCTGGTGGTGCGCCATTGGGTCTGGACGCGCAGGAACATCAGCACCGCATCCTCATGCTCCGGCCACACCTCAAACTCTGGCCGCTTACGGAACCGCTCTGGCAGCATCGACGCATCAGCGCCATACGCCGCCAGATCATCGAGCAGGTCATCGTTC